TATGTCAGAGAAATTATACAAAACACAGACAGAATTAAATGACTTACACAAAACATTATCAGATAATGCCTGGCTTGCGATACAAAAGATATTTGTCAAGAAGCGCACATTGACAGGTGAAGATTGGGAGAAACCCAAGGTATTCCCGGGTGCAATGTGGGAAGAAGATATGGCTGGAGATATCCGGGCGCTTGAAGTTGGAGATGTAAAGGCAATCTCTATAGAGCTAGAACAACTGCTACTTAATTTTGCCGAACGTATAAGCAATATAAATAATTGGAATTTAGGCACACAGAAAACTAAAGGCGGCAAAACTACAGCGACAGAATTTGCCGGGATAACCCAAGAAGGGAATATAGGCAGAGAACCCCTATTACAGAGATGTTATATAATTTTAAAGAAAGTATGCCAATGGACTTATGACTACTACTATGACCGGATGCCTGAAGGACTTGAGCGCAGGATACTCGGGGAAAATGCAGAACCAATATTCCCAACCCAAGAGAATATGCCTTTGTATGCCAAGCAGGGGATAAATCCTACTTGGAGACAAGAAGATATTGAGGGGCAGTTTGATTTTAATTGGCAAGGTACATCTCAGAATTCTGACCAGCAATGGAATATTATGGTGGCAAATGATTTAATGGACAGATATTTACCTGTTCCGATGGTCGCAGGAAATATGCTTGCAACCTGGGAAATATTAAAAGAGGGTTTGATTGCAAGAGGCAAGAAGGATTGGCAGAAAATACTACCGCCTAAGCAGGCAATCGTTGCAGAGATGAAGCGTATGGCCCAGGAAGCACAAATGCAAAGGCAGGCATCTGCGCAGACCCAAACAGATGAAGCAATGCAATCTAAGCTTGGGAATAAACTTGATACCGCGCATAAGGTAGAAGATTTAAAAGCTAAAATTCAACAAAGACAGGCAGGAGGCGTAAATGCTGGGCAACCTATTTAAGCCTAAACTAAAGTCAACTGAAGAAGAAATCAAGAAGGCTCGCCAAGAGTGGCTTCAAGAAATGCTTGACAAGTCAGTAACACTTGATCGCCTGATTAAAGCAAACCATACCGGCTGGCAGGAATTCTGTGAATTGCTTATTGATTACATAGACAAAGCCAAGAAGCGCAAAGCAATAACTGCACTTGACAGGGCAACCGATGCAGATATTTATCAACTTAAATTACTAGACCACGAAATATATATCTTGTCTTGGGTATTAAAAATACCAGAGCAATTTATCAAGAATATCAAGACAGAGATAGAACAGGAGAAGGAAAACAATGACTGATATGCCAATGGACTTAAACCTAACCCCGCAAGATATCCTTGCCCTGCAACAGATGGTGTATGGCGAGGAGACACAGGACACCGATACGATGAAGATGATAGCACAGTCAGCCTTAAATCGGCTTAAATCAGGCAAGAAAAAGGAGTTTGGGGGAAGTATACCAGAAATCACCAAAAAGGGCTATTATGCGGTTTCTAAGCAGAATATACCCTATAAACAAGCCTTATCCCAGAAGTTTCCAGACATAACCTCTAAGGTAGGTTGGGGTAATGCCAAGAAAGTAGTTGAAGCAGTAATAGGCGATAAAGATTATGGACAAGGACATCAATTTTATTTTACGGATGAAGAGGTAAAAAGGTTAACCAAGAATAAAGGATTTGATTTTAGTAAAGTCAAATCAAAGGGAACTCAGGGAAACTATAAACTTTTTGGTTATTAAAGGAGGAATAATGGAAGAATTGCAGGCATTAGTATCAAGATTAAAAGCTATTGTAACAGAGATAGAGGCAGTTTTATCTTCGGGAACTAAGCCAAAGAAATTATCTAAGGACGAGTATCTTTCCAAGCCCGAAGAAGAGCGCGCCAAATACGATAAAGAGCAGATGGAAAAAGAACCCGAGAAAGAAGAGGAAGAAGAATAAATGCCAAGTGTATCTGAAAAACAAAGGGAAATGATGGCGATTGCCGAACACAATCCTAGTAAACTCTACAAAAGAAATCGTGGCGTATTGGGAATGGGTAAAGAAAAATTGCACGAATTCTCAAGCAAGCCGGTATTAGGCCAGAAACATAAATGACAACTTGCATTTTTATTTTACTAATGACATTCTTCTGTTTCACTGATATTTTATATTATGTCATTCCTAATTGGGTAGTCTTGCCTGCAATTATCGTCGGTGGGATACTAACAGGAAATTGGATACCTGCGATTATTATGTTTTTAGTAGGAACAGTGTTGTTCAAAAAAGAGAAAATGGCTGGTGGAGATGTAAAGTTAATGGCAATGACAGGGGCATTTCTTGGGATGTGGGCACTCCCGGCATTTATATTAGCAAGAATACTTGGGTGGCTTTATAGGATAATTAAAAATTATAATGGAATGTTGCCGTTTGCGCCTTTTTTATTTTGTGGGGTTATTTTTATAAAATTGGCGATGTTTTTACTACTCTTAAATAATATAAGGAAAATATGAAAAAAAGGAAAGAAACTATAACTTTTGTTGAATTATCTGCAATTTCTTTATTTGCAATGGGTATAGGTTTTTGGATTTGTTATGTTCATTTTGTATTGTAACCAAAGGGAAAACTCCTAGCAAATAATGGTATTTGCAAAGAGACCCTATAAGCAGGAGGGTAGTATGTGGTGGATTTGGAAATTGTTGTGCGACCAAAGGGGAATTGAAGGCGATGCAGGTGCTGGAAATGCCTCCGCAGATGCTAACGCAGATGCAGGATTAGGCAATGCAGATGCAGGCGCTGTAGATAACGGCGAAGGTGATGCGGGACAAGCCGGGGACGGCTCCCAAGTAACACCTAAGTTTGGGGAATTTGGCGATGACCCAAACGAAGCCGCAACAAAACTGTTTGAGGCCTTTACCAAACAAAAAGGCGATTTTGACAACTTCAAGACTAAGTCTGGATTAACCGAGAGAAATCTCGGAACATTAAGAAAGACTCTTGAAGCGTCCGGCATCAAAGCAGTTGAGGATGAGAACGGACAGATACGCCTTGAGGTAGCCAATAAAGCAGAAAAGAAAACTCGCTTTACGGATGAACATGCTAAAATGTTTGACGTAAAAGTTCTTGAAGGTATGCGACTGCTTGTTCAGGATATGTTTGATGAACAGTATGAAGGCAGAGAACGCACTACCCAGGAACAGAGGCAGAAGATGCAACAGTTTATGTCAGAGAAGCAGGAAGTTGAAGAATTGATGACAAGTTACTTTCCGCAACTAGAATCAAAATCTGTTGATGGAAAGCCAACCAATCCTCAATTCAGCCAGGCATTCTATGACAGGGCAACTGAAATATGGGAGACCGACTATCGGAAAAATCCCTTAAAACAGTTGTCGGCTGCTCTGCGCGCTGCCAAAGAGTTAAACATTATACCGCAAATGATTCAGGCCGCCAAAAAAGAAGGAATAAAGATAGGCAAGGATGGCAAGAAGATCCTCGGTCCTGTCGGTGGAAGTGGTGCTGGAGCAGGTGCAGGTAGTATGCATGAACTCTCCAAAGAGGAGTATCTAAAATTATCGTCAGAGGATAGGATTAAATACGATCAATGGGGTATAGAACAAAGAAGTAAAAAATAATAGGAGGGATTATGTTGGAACATCTTAGAAAACTTTTTCTAACAATCCTCTTTGATATTCGCGGATGGTCAACCGAAATGGCAGTTACTGGAATTTCTGAAATTGATGCCGCAATTCCAGAGTTTTGGGGCGAGGGAATTCTAGCCGATGCAAACCGCGAATCATTCTGGGGTTCATTGTCAGGAAAAGAAGGATCATTCATGCCCGTAATAGATAAGACGGGCCCCCTAAAGGCAAAAGGCGACAAGATAACCTTTAATACCATTGAGCAATTAATGGGAACAGGGGTTACAGGGGAAAGTGTATTAAAAGGCACCGAGGAAAAACTCGGCATTGGTTCATTCACGGTAACTGCTGATGTAGTGAGGCACGCTGTTGCGGTGGGACGTAAGGCTAATAAACAATCCAATTTTGATATGGTTCAGAATGCGCGGACACTTCTAAAAGATTGGTTTACCCGCAAATTAGACAACGATATTTTCACAAATATCACTGGAAGTTCTTACGTAGAAACCATCTATGCAAACAGCAAAACTGCTGTGGGTAGCCTGAATACAACTAGTGGCGATTACTTTGGGCCAACCGAAGTCAACCTTATCAGACTAGCCTTGCAACGCGTAGGTGCTTTGCCTTTAAGAGTAACAAAATCAAATGGTAGAACGATACCGATTTACGGTATTGTCTACGGCGAATTGGAGGAATACTGGTTAGGCCAGAATACTTCTTTCGTCAATCAAATAAAAGAAGCATGGGAAAGATTCAAGGGTTCAAAGGATATGCATCCATTGTTTGAAGGTGCTGTGGGTATCTATCGCAATATGGTGCTTTATCCATATTACAGCATTTTAGATATTCCGCAAGGAACACC